CGAAATAGGGGCGTTCTTCATCAATAAATTCAGAAAGATTCACCAAGGCAAATTTGGCAACCTCGACACCCTCTTCAAAAGGTTTGTGTAATTTGGCCTCAAAAGCCCCAAAAAAAGAGCCGGCTTTGATGGATTCGGGGAGCACAATCCCTCTTTTATGTAGATAAGTAAATAATCTATTTTGCGCCCCATAGACCAAATCATTCATAGTCTCCTTGGGAAATGCCAAAACCTTATTCGTGGAAGGAGACAATACAATATCAATATCGCCATGATCAAAAATCATCAAATCACCATTTAGAGCTTTACGAATGTTCATCTCTAATGTAACAATCGCCGACTCTTCGCCTTTCTTGATTGTGATTCTAATTGCCATTAGTGTAAATTTCCTCTGCGAGTTGCTGTGTCTTTAACACTGTAAGAATAACCTTCTCATTGGTGGCTTGCATCTGGAAGGAGCTGAGTTTTTCGAGAACCTGATTTGTTTTTTCGATCAGTTCTTTGTCTTCTTTGATAATTTCTTTATCTAATGAAACAGTAAGTTCTTCTTTAAGTCGTGAGATCTCTGAATTCAAAAACATCTTTAATTGGAGACCGTTATCTGCGAAGGATGTTATGTAATGATTTAGGAGTGTCTTTTGGTTTTCCAGGAGACCCTCTTTATATTTGTCATTAAATTTGGTCACAAACGAAGTGAGAACCAAGTTGTCAATAGGTTCCAAAGTCTCTTGTTTGTCTTCCGATAGAGTCATGTTGATAATAATATTATTCTCAAGAATCACCGCACTCTTGGGTGATGACTTGTCAGAAAACATTTGAGCTATCGAAGCAAGGGTCTTATAGTTTGGTACAAAATTGTTAAACACTTCTGGAGTAAGTTCTTTATTGACATCTGCGATCAAATCACTCTGACTAACGAACAATCCGTGTGGGTCCATAACTCGGTGAGCAAGCTTCGCTTCTTTTATAATCTTCTCTGCTATTTCTCTGGGGAGGCTTTGGTTTTCATACAAGGAGCGATAGTTTTGAAGATCTTTGTAGAGGAGGGAGCCGGGAACAAAATGCTTTTTGATAATCGCGATGGCTTTGTCTTTAACTTCGTGGTTCTCTTTTATAATTGCTACCGTAGCTTCGCGTACCAATGCTTCAAAAACAAATGCTGTATTACGCTTTTTATTATGTCTTGTCTTCATTCTGTTGCTCCGTTAGTAACTCTTTTTCTTCGAGACCTTCTAAGAGAGAACGAATAGAATTATTCATTTCGAAGAGTTTATCTTCTTCTGTCTTCTCTCTCAGCTTATAAATAGATTCATCTTGCTCATAAATCCCTGCTAACCCATTCATTCCTGTTAATGTATTAATATCTGTCATTCCAGGGTGGGTGTTCCTGCGGGTTGAGCTACTCTTTTCTCTTGATCCAGCCGCCGCAATAGAACGGCTTCTGGCGCCGGCGGGGCGTTTGTCGGTCTTAACAGGGCGATACTTTGCGCCTCCTTTATAAGTGCGAACATCTCGCGAGCCAGGGGGTACCGCCAATAGAGCGGATTCGTCGCCGGCGGGTTCGGCGCCTGGTTCTCCGGCAGGTGGTCCGCCGGCTTCGCCGGCGGCCATTTCAACAGGACCGGCCGCTTCTTCAGGAGAGGGTATTTCTGCGCCGAGATCACCACCTAGTTCGTCAGCGCCAAGACCACCCAAACCACCCATTCCACCGGTGGCGGCTGCAGCTTCGGCCACAACCTGCAGATTGGCGTCGTGCTTACGGTCATAATACATCTCGCGTTGACAGCGAATAAACTCTTCATGAGACATACCAAACACATGTTCAGTAACCCAACGACGAGAGAAGAAACCCGTTGTCGCGGTAGCGGCAATATCGAACTTCGTCTTCCAGAACTCAAGCTCTTGAAGCTCTGCGATCTTGGATGGGTTGTTGAGGACAAGTGAGAAGTTAAGCAAGTCATCACCACGAAAGCCGAGAGTGTAAAGGTGGATGATACCGATCTTCTCTAGTTCAGAGATAATAACCCTCTGTAGTCTTTGAATGGTTCTCGCGAATCGGATGTCTTTTTGTGCGAGCGTGGCCTTATCTTCTGCCGCGCCTTCTCCCATAGAAAGATACGACTGGGGAATCTTAAGAGCGGAGAAGAGTTTATCGCGAAGATACTTGATATCGTCAATTTGTGTAATATTTGATGCGCCGGCGAGAGTCTGAATATCTGTTACCGATCCGGCGCGGACTGGAATGAAATAATCTTCCTCAACAGCCATCGGATTATAACGGAGATCAATGTTGCCGGTCTTGGGATCAACCACAGAGTGTCGCTTAAGCTGTGAAACAACCTTTTCCATATATTGCTCAACTTCATTGGGAGGAATAGAGCCAACATCAATCTTAAACATTCTTCGCTCGGAAGAGCGCACAACACGATATGCCATCATCGCGTCTTCCATAAGCACAAGCTGCCGCCAGATGCGGCGAGCAGGCTCAAGGATAGAGGTTCCATAAGGGGCGTACTTATCGTTACCGAGGATGCGGAAGTGTGCGACCTGCCAGTTTTCAAAGGTCATGCCAGCGGAGTTCCACTGATATTGAACGTAGTTGGGGTTGGTGGAGTCTTGGCCCTCAAGCCTCTCGATCTCCATTGGAGGGAGGGCGATGACTGATGTAACACCATATTTATCGTCAATGTCGAGGTAAAGGAAAAAGTCGCCGTACTTACTCATTGTGCGTGCCCAACCAAACAGGTTGTATTGGACATTCAAAATCTGTTCATATAGAATAGTGAGAACCGCTTTAATCTCTTCGTTGTTTGATTTAACATTAAGCATTGGCCGCAGTTCCGAATATGTTGTCATCTCGTCTGCATAAATGTCCAGCGTGGATGCGATCTCGGGAGTATATTCCATCTGATCAAAATCAACATAACGCTCAGAACGTCGCTGGTTTTGGATAGCATTCGCAGCAATCGTGTCGAGGGGGTTATATTGAGACTTCTTGAACTGCTGACCAGATGCAGTCTTAAAGCGTGACGAGAACTTATCTAAATGTTGTCGACGTATGCGGCGCCCTGATTGAGAGCGATAATTAATGATTGGACCAGAGAAGAGCCGCGTCAGAGCTTTGAATAAATTATTTTCGCTGTTGGCGGGGTTGTTCCCTCTATTTCGATTTCTATTGTTTGGTGCCATTTATTTTCTCACTTTATAATCCATTTGTATTGATCCCAATACGTTTTGGCTTCAGACATTATATCACTTGCGCCACCTTGCTTGTATCCCGTTTGGCCTTTTATTTGTGTATTCATTGTAGTTTTCACTGTATAGATCGCATCAACGAACGCTTTCTGGTAATTTAAATCTCTCGCATTTACTTGAAGAGCGGTATCTCTAACCCAGCAAGCAATCGCAAGAGCCATGATCAAATCATCATTATAACTCTTCATTGCTTGTGGTTTGCCGTTCCTCCAAATGAAAGTTTTAAATTCGTTAACAGTTCGCGAAGAATATATCTTAATTAGTTTATTTCTTATAAACTCCTCTAATTTTGCAATAATCAAAGGTCGCGTTTTCATCGTTGTGGAAAAACCAGCGATAGCAGACGTTGTATGCTCTGCAATGTGTTGCTCAATATATTCGTGGGTTGATTTAATAGAGAAATAAACATTGGGATAGCCAAACTCTGTAAGTTTATCTAATACGGTATAACCAATATTGTTATTCTCAACCACCAGCATCGCGTCTCCAAACTCTCTACCGATTTGATTAAGCATCGTAGCAAACATATCTGGTGTGGCCTTCCCTTGGTATTCTCCGATGATTTCTAGTGTTTCAAGTTTTATAATATGAAATGTAGAGAAATCGGCTCCATCACCTCTTGACACATCAACAGACATAAGGTAGTTGCAAGTAGGATCGAATTCTTCCCAGATCCAAAAGTTGCGGTCAAAACCAGTGCGATACTTTGGTTCGCACACATTTGATAACAACCACGCCATATCGTCGGAGTCGATGACAGTCTCTCCAGAAGTATTGAAGTTACACATCAATTCCTGCGCGATCTGGCGTTTAGACATATTCTTCGTTTCTTTCTTATACCACTCTTCATCTCTATCGGGGTGAACATCCCACGCTAGCGTCGTTAGATTAAAGTTGTTGCCCCCAGACTCCGCATCTGTACAAGTCTTGTGAAACCAGTTACCCACGCCATTAGGTGTTGACAACGCAATACACCGCCCACCCGTAGATAGTGTAGGATACAACCCTGTCCATAGTTCTTCGAGACCTTCGATGTGCGCTGCCTCATCAAGCACAAGCAGAGACAATGCTTCCGAACGGCCG